ATCTATGCCATTATCTAATTATCGAATGAAGACAAACCGAACCACTAGCGACACAATGCTAGGCATATGATACAAGGTGGTAAGGTGCAAAGGTGACTAGCCAGTATAATTCGATAAGAGAATAAAAAAGACTTGACTACTGAATAAGAATAGACTAGATTAGAATACAAGATGATGAGGCATCTATAAAACCTGCTAGTCGATGGACTAACCAAAAACAGAACCTGTCTAGTAGTAAATCCTGCAAGGTGACAGATACGAACAGCATAGGGGACTATGTGTCGGGCGGAAAGATTCCTGCCTATCCTTAGGGCGAGTAAGTAGGGCTTACACACTCAAAGAGTGACTACGGGATAAACGGATGCACACGGAGTGTGTCTAGGCGGATTGAGTGTCCAGACAGGGGTGGAGTTTGACAAACAAAGCCCCTGTTTTCTGCCAGTGCTTACAAGGTGTAATGGTGCGCCTGTATAGCAAAGGAGTAGACGCTATGAAAACGAAGACGACAAAGTTTATGGGTAAGACTGTAATGGTGTATGGGTATCGCCCACGCGAAGTGAAAAAGCGTTATGGTGTAGGGTTCGGTGATACTTTCACGGGCTTTCACTGGGGTAAATCTAGCCACTATCTGTCTTTTCCGTTCATGTCCAAGCGCAAGTTTGGTGGTGTTCGTGACATTGTGAAAGTGTCTTGACATACAGGGGGCAACGGTGTATTCTCCCTAACATCGTTGCACCTTGTAAGTGCTGGTTGATAATGGAGTAGAACGATGAGTGTAGACAACATAGTAGCAATCTATCGCATGGCAACCCCTGAAGAAAAGCGTGACGGGGTGGTATGGTATGCACGGGCATTGGCTGATTGTATGCGTATTGCAGAAGATACAGAAGTGCCATTGCATATTGTGGTGGGCGTATGTGCCGCATTGTCACCTAATAATAGGTGGGATAGGAACATCGACAACACACGGGACATGGTGCAAGCGTATATCAATGGTGATGATATTGACAGTTTCAAAGTGTCAACCTATCATGCCATGAAGCGCAAGGCGTGGGATATTCTTGACGCTATGCCTGACCATGACGGAGTGATAAGCATATTAAACGGGCAGAAAATTGTGTCATTTTATCGTAACATTATAGGCGATGACACTTGCACTATTGACGGACACGCACGGAACATCTATTATGGTGAGCGTCACGGACTGACTACGGACAAGACAGGCGTGGGCAAGCGTGAATATGCTGATATTCAGCAAGCGTATGTAGATGCTGGCAAGCGTGTCAGGTTCAATGGTAGGGCGTTAAAGGCCTTTGAGATGCAAGCAATCACATGGGTTGCATGGCGTAGAATACATGGTATAGCATAGGAGTAGAGCGATGAGAGTAACCAAGAGAATGTTAGAAGTTAGACTAGGGCGTATCAACAGGCGACTAGGCACGGACTATTGGCTAAACAATGCACCACACTATGGTGGCTGGCAGTTGACTTGTAACAAGGGTAGCACTATCATACAGCATAGACTACCACCAAGAGAGATGCTTGCCTATCTTGACGGGCTGATAGTGGGTATGGATATGATGGACGGAGCATATAGATGAAATTATTCTTGACAAGTGTAGTGGTATTGTGTATTGCTACAGTGGTGATGTGTGCCGCAGTGCTGGCATGGATTGGATGGTTACTAATGGCAACGGGGATGTGACATGGATGATGTAGCATATGACATCAACCCAAAGTGGGTTGCAAAACATTTCGGGGTGTCTCTTGACAAGGCACAACAGGCTGTGGAATACTTGTATGAGAGTGAGTATTTCCATGACCACATTATCGAAGACATACAGGAAGCATTGGAGTATTCAGATGAACATGAAGATGAGTGAAGCCGCAGAAGAAGAACTGACGGGGTATGTAGACCACATTGTATCCAACAACCAGTGGGATGGTGAGGATGATTGGTTTGATTATGAGTATGACGGGCAGGTGGTAGACATAAACATCTGGCGTGATGATGACGGGTATATCAGGGCAACAGTGTATGCCACAATGGATACACCTAATGGGTTGACAACTGATACAGATGTGTGGTATAATTTGTCTGCTTACAAGGAATGAATGGTGATAAGGAGTTAAAGGATGAGTAACATCACACTAGAACTAGACAACGATAGGTTCATATCGTTTCATCAGGACGATACATCGGGACGGGTAGAGATACTACCTATCTGGTATAAAGATAACGAATGGATTGGTGAACCAGTAACTGTCAATAATGTAGCAGATTTGGTAGACATTCTCATTGGCTGTCAGAACGATGACTTCGCAGTATTCGAGAACCAGTATGTCTTTGAGTTTGACACAGTAGCCAATGATGATTGGCCTATGGATAGAAGCGATGACTGATACCAGAGCATATCTAGCGGCAGAGTATGACTATCACATGATATGGGATGACGAGGATAGGATTATTTATATCGCCAGCCTGTATAAAAGACTTGAAAAGTTAGGTGAGATGGATTATAATACCTATCCTAAGGAGTTGTTTGATGAGGGTGACACCGATACAACGGACGATAATGCAGAGTAGAAGGAGAACACAGCATGAACATCTTTTATCTAAGCGAGTGTCCAGAGACAGCAGCAAAGTATCACTGCGACAAACACGCAAGCAAGATGGTGCTAGAGACAGCACAACTACTAAGCACGGCACATAGGGCATTGGATGGTGACGAGTATGCAGACAAGTATGGTCTATACAAGACTGCACATCTCAACCACCCATCAACCAAGTGGGTTCGTAGTAGTGTAGACCACTACCACTGGACGCTACACCTGTTGTGGTATCTTGCAGGTGAGAAGTTGTATCGCTTTGGCACACCACACAAGTCTGCTAGTCTGATTGATACACTGGCTGTAGTGCCAGATAACATTGATGATGCTGGCTTTGAGCCACCACCACAGTGTATGCCTGACGAATACAAACAGGACAACACAGTAGATGCTTACCGTGCTTACTATCATGGTGAGAAACACTTTGCCGAATGGCGTTACACAGACCAACCACAGTGGTGGAAAGGATACAGATATTATGAAGCGTAATAAGTATGATGATGCGTATGTCATGGGCTACCACAATGGATACCATGCACTGAAGTATGAGAACCAGTATAACGAGGATACTATGCCTCAGTATCACATCAAGTATAAGATGGGGTATGTAGAGGGGAAGATGGTAAGGACACGAGAGGAGAGAGAAGAACGATGAGCATGGGGTATGCTAAGTGTCCGTCATGTGGTGCTTCAGATGGAGAGAAGTTGTTTGCCATTGATAACATGTTTGAATGTTATTGTCCATCGTGTGACACAGGATGGCAGGAAGAACCACAAGAGTTTGAGATTGTAACAAGACATCAACAGTGGATGTTAGAGAATTATGGTGAAGAATGATAACAGTAGGAATGATATGTATATTAGCAATGATTGGTGTAATGTTATTGGACAGGGACTACGAGAACCTGATTGGACTACAGATGGTAGTCATGCTGGGAACTGTAGTAGCCCTGAGTATTGGAGTATGTTTAACATATCTAACATAAGTTATAGTTAATGTTACAGGGGGTCTTCTCATGGTTGTAACTTTAGAAACTGACCAAGACCTGATTGACCATCAACTACAACTTGAAACGGACATGCTAACAGGTGGCATACAACGCTTCAGGAAGGCGAGGGACAGGTCAATCCAGTCAGGCAGGGAATCACACACGGCTCATGGTAGAGCCATCGTAGCACGGCTTGTAGATGCCGTAGCAGAGGGAATAAAAGAGTGGGTAGCCAACCCAACCAACAAGTCCAGAGACATAGCATGGAAGCGTGTCAAGGATATGGATGTAGAACAACTAGCCTACCTATCACTGGTGTCTATGGTTGACAGTCTCAGCAGGAAGAACACACTGCTGTATGTAGCACGAACCATCGGCACTAGCATTGAGATACAGGATAGGCTGGACAGATGGATAGACAGTGAGGGTAGTGTTGCCAATAATGTAATCCGTGAGGCTATGAAGAAAGCCTATGGTGCTAGACGCTACGGCCTGACGCATAAGATGAACAAGGATGGGTATCAACATACGGAATGGGAGAAGTCAGAGCGTGTGCATATTGGTTTCAAGATGGTAGACATTATCATCCAGACCACAGGCATAATCAAACTGGACACACAACAGACTGAACGCAAGCGTAGGGCTACCTATGTGCTACCAACTGAAGGCACGATGGAATGGATTACTGCATTTAATGAATACATGGAGACATCCAGACCACGCTACCTACCCTGTATCATACCACCAAAGCAGTGGACTGCTGTTCGTGGTGGTGGTTATCATGGGCATGAGATAGATGAACTACCGATTGTGAGGCGCAAATGAGTTTGAAGAAACATCTGAAGAGACTAGAACAACAAGACTTATCAGAAGAATACTCCTGTCTGAACGCCTTACAAGATACAGAATGGCGCATAAACAAACCCGTATTGCAGGTAATGCGTCACTTATGGGACAACGGACAGGCATGGGGTAAGTTACCAGCGAAGGATGACATACCACTACCACCCTATCCTTTCGACAAGGATAAGGAAGAGATGACTGAGGATGAGAGAGAGGAGTTCCGTAACTGGTCACGCAAGCGCAACCATATCTACTCCGAAAACAACCGCAGTGTGAGCAAGCGCATACAAGTAGAACGAACCTTGCAAATTGCAGAGCAGTATGCTAAATATGATAGGTTCTATTATGTGTGGCAGAACGATTTCCGTTCACGCAAGTATGCAAGCAGCACCTTTCTCTCGCCTCAGTCTGCTGATTGGTCAAAGGCTATGCTAGAGTTTGGTTACCCGATGGCTATCAACAACTGGGATGATGCACGATGGCTGTGTATTCATGGTGCTAACCTGTTTGGTAACGATAAGATTTCTCTGAACGACAGGGAACGGTGGGCATGGGACTTTGCTGACGAGGCACACCGCATCGTTGATAACCCATACGACAATCAGTTGTGGCTGGAAGCAGACAAGCCATTCCAGTTTCTAGCATGGTGCTATGAATTGTCTGGCCTTGTACGTAGGGGCTGGGGATTTGAGACACGCTTGCCTGTGTCTGCTGATGGTAGTTGTAATGGACTGCAACACCTGTCAGCCATACTGAGGGACGAGCGTGGTGGTCTGGCTACCAACCTGATACCGTCTGACCTACCGCAAGACATCTATACTCAGGTGGCAGACGAGACTATCAAGCGTGTGCAGCAGGACAACACACCACTGGCACGGCAATGCCTAGCCTTTGGTATCGACAGGAAACTAGCGAAGCGTCCTGTTATGATTGTCCCCTACTCTGGCACTCGTCACGCTTGCAGGACATACATCGAAGAGGCAATGCGAGACAAGATAAAAGAGGGGACACCCAATCCGTTTGGTGATGACCTGTTCGATGCTTCATCGTATCTGGCAGGACATATCTGGGAATCTATTGCTGGTGTTATTCAATCCGCAAGGCAGGTGATGGATTATATCAAGAGCATAGCAGATGTGTATGCTGACCATAAGAAGCACATGGAATGGGTGACACCGACAGGTTGGGTAGTGCTACAGCAATACCATGAGATGCAACAGAAGCGCATCAAGACGCACATCTCTGGCGAGGTTGTATCCCTGTCCTTCCCAAAGGAGAAAGAGAATAGTGTGCATCGACACCGCACTGGGCTGGGCAGTAGCCCTAACTTTATCCACTCGCTAGATGCAGCAGCCATGACCAAGACTATCAACAAGTGTGTCAAGGCAGGGATGCAGGACTTTGCAATGGTGCATGATAGTTATGGGACACACTCGTCCAACATGATTGCCATGTCAGAAATCTTGCGAGAGGAATTTGTAACCATGTATGAAGAGCATGATGTGTTGACAGACCTCAGGCAACATGCTATAATTACACTTGGAACTGAAGATGTACCAGTTCCACCAAGCAAGGGTAACCTAGACTTATCCAACGTACTGAAATCTGAATACTTCTTTGCGTAGATTTCTAAAGTTACAACCTAGCATTAACACAACGCAGCGATAGGAGAAATGATATATGCTCGTTATTAAAGGCAATGCACTCTGGACTAAAGTGTTTGAACCAGACACACGATTTGTACCAGAGGGTGAATACAGTATTCAGGTAGTTGTACCTGAGACTGAAGCAGCAGAAGTGTGTGAACAACTAGAGAACATGGCGCAAGCCAAGTTAGCAGAAGTTGTCAAGGAACAACCTAAACTTAAGAGTGTCCTGTCCACACGTAACCCGTTTGAGAATGACACTGACGAGGCTGGTAATCCGACAGGTAACATCCTGTTCAAGACCAAGATGAAAGCCCGTGTCAAGTCTCGTGATGGACGGGTCTACGAACAGAAGCCAGCAGTGGTAGATGCCAAGCGCACACCGATGGATGGTTCTCAGTTGGTGGGCAACGGGTCACTCGTCAAGGTAGCAGTTGAACCTGTACCATACATGATGCAATCAACCAAGCAGGTAGGTGTCACGCTACGCCTCAAGGCTGTGCAGATTATCAACCTTGTAGAGTATGGCAACACTGCCTCGTCTATCTTCGATGAAGAGGATGGGTTTGTAGCCAGTGCAGTACGCAAGGATGATAACTCAGATGTCTTTCAGGATGAAGTAGTAGACGATGCCGAAGGGGACTTTTGAGGAACGGGTCATCGGTGACTTAAGTAATCGTGGCGTTTCATTTGAGTATGAACCAGACAAGATAACATACTCAGTGGAACGCCAATACATCCCAGACCTTAGGCTGTCTGATACATTGTATGTAGAGTTGAAGGGATACTTTAGGCAGGATGCCCAACGAAAGATGAAGGCTGTCAAAGCACAGCACCCAGAGTTGGACATCCGCTTCGTATTCCAGAACGCTACGGCTACAATACAGGGAGCAAAGAAGAGAAAGGATGGGTCTAAGATGACCTGTGCAGAGTGGGCAAACCGTAATGGTTTTGTCTGGGCAGAAGCAACGATACCAGAGGAATGGTTGATATGAGTATCATTGAGATTACAGAAGAGATTGCATCCGATGTGGATGTGAATGTCGAACTAGATACGCAAGGTCTTCGTGTCTCTGTCTTCATTGACGAGTGTGAGATACATGACTTCGTAGACTATCAGACTATGGCCTACATTATGGTAGGTGATAGGGACAAGTATCCTGATGAGGTTCTTGATAAGATTCGCAAGGAACTTGCAAATGTTGTAGACATTCTTGAAGAAGCAACACGTGATGAACATGATGATGATGAATGAGGAAGCAGAGTTCATCAGACATGAACCTTGCCCTCACTGTGGTAGCAGTGATGCCAATGCTTTATACAGTAATGGTAATCACTGGTGCTTCTCATGTGAAACCCTAACCCCTGCTGACAAGCAGACTGAGGCGGTGGCTATGCTAGAAACTGTAGACAGTGTGTTCCTAGATTTGGAATACATGGAACTAAAGAAACGTGGCATCACTCAGAAGACCTGTGAGTTCTGGGGTTATGGTCTATCTGATTACAAAGGGCAGAAGGTTCAGGTTGCAAACTACCGCAACAGAGCAGGTGATTTGAAGGCACAGAAGATACGCTTTGCCAACAAAGACTTCTCTGTTGTGGGTACACTTAAAGATGTTGGCCTGTATGGTGAGCATCTATGGAGAGATGGTAGGCATGGTAAGTTTATCACAATCGTGGAAGGCGAACTAGATGCCCTCTCTCTGTCACAGGCTATGGATAACAAGTGGCCTGTAGTATCTCTACCATCAGGGGCTACGTCAGCAAAGAAAGCCATCGGTAAATCTATTGAGTGGCTATCCAAGTATGAGTATGTCGTCCTGATGTTTGACAATGACGAACAGGGTCAGAGGGCAGCAAAGGAATGTGCGTCTGTTCT